TCGCACGGCCGATAGCGAGCCGTATTTGCAGAACGCTCTCGAGCACCGCAACGAAGTCGGCCCCGATAAGCAGGGGATACAGGAGGGCTGGCATCACTATGCCCAGCTTCCACCGATCGTTCAGTTGCAGATGATGGACAAGGGCATCGACATTACGCGCGTCGATCATCAGCCCTACATGGTCCGCGAGATCAATGAGAACTATCCGCACACGAAGATGACGACGGGCACCGAAGGCAAGACCTCGGCGCCCATCTATTTCATGCCGGCAAAGCATGAGTAATTCCTACGCCCTCGCTGCGGCACTGACCGAGCGCGGGCATCACGACCAAGCGTGGAAAGTCCTGGCACCGCTGCTCAATGACAATCCGAACGACGTCGCCGCGCTGATCTGCGCCGGCTACATCATGGTTCGTAAGGGCGCGTTCCCGCAGGCGTACCACTTCTCGAAGTCGGCCACGCGTTTGGCCCCTTACGATGATGGCGCATGGCAGAACCTAGCCGAAGCGGCACAGAAGCTCTGCCTGATGGACGAGGCCGAGGACGCGCTGCGCCAAGCACTACGCTGCGCAAAGTCCGACGCTAACAAATTAGCGTTGTTCCTCAACCTGTCGGCGGTCTACGTCGACAAGGGCGATTGGTCGCAGGCCGAGAAGGCTGTGCGTCGCGTGCTCGAGCTCGACCCGACGAACCGCGCGGCACTGGCTAACTTGGGGTTCTGCCAGCTCGCCAAGCACGAATGGGCCGAGGGCTGGAAGAACTATCACAACACCATTGGCAGCGATTGGCGCAAGAAGATCAGTTATAGGGATGAACCCGAATGGGACGGCAGTCCTGGCAAGACGGTTGTCGTGTATGCGGATCAGGGGATCGGCGACGAGATCTCGTTCGCGTCGATGATTTCCGATGCGGCTGCACGATGCAAAAAGCTCATTCTCGACTGCGATGGCCGCCTCGAGCACTTATTCAGGCGGTCGTTTCCAAATGTCAAGGTCTATGGTACTCGGATAAAGGACCAGAAATGGGCGTCGGCGGATCGCGATATAGACGCAAGCTTGTCAATCGGGCAGCTCGGGGAGTTCGTTAGAACAAGTGGAGTGGATTTCACTGGCCGACCCTATCTCGTGGCCTGCCCCACACGATTGGAGCAATGGCGACAGTATTTCGGCCCGGTTGCCTATAAGCCCAAGCTCAAGCCGGTAGTCGGCATCGCCTGGACGGGTGGCGTTCCACACACGAACTCGCGCAACCGACGAGTCTCGCTAAACGATCTGCTCCCAGTTCTCTCGCTCGACGCCCATTTCGTCAGCCTCCAGTATAAGGACGCGCACGAAGAGATCGAAGCGTTCAAGTCCGAGCATCCCGAAGTTGATCTCGTCCAATACCCCTGGGCGACGCTGACCGACGACTACGACAACACCGCGGCTCTAGTCGCTGCATGTAACTACGTGCTCTGCATTCAGACCGCGGTAGCAAGAACGGCGGGAGCGCTCGGCGTTCCCTGCTCCGTGCTCGTGCCGACAAGCTCAAATTGGTTCTACTCAAACACAGAAACGGTGCCATGGCATGCCTCACTCCGAGTTATCCGCCAGCAACGGGCAGGATCATGGGACCGAGAAATCGGTATTGCCGCCGAGAGAATCGCTGATCAGCTCGGCCTATCAAGCCGAGCAGGAGAGGCTACACGAGGCCGGAAACTACGGCACGGCGTCGATCCAATACGCGCCCATGGTCGCGCAGATCATCACGCAAATGGAGGTCACGCACCTTCTTGACTACGGCTGTGGGGCGAACACGAACCTCGCGAAGTCGCTCACGGGCCTCATCAAGCACCGGCTGACCTACCAAGCCTATGACCCCGGCGTACCCAGATTCTCGAAACCGCCGCTCCCCGCGGACCTTGTTGCTTGTATCGACGTTCTCGAGCACATCGAGCCGGAATACATCGAGGGGGTGCTGGACGACCTCGCGCGGCTCACGAACGCAATCCTGTTCGCAACGGTCGACACTGGCCCGGCGCTCAAGGTGCTGTCAGACGGTCGCAACGCACACGTCTTGCAACGGCCGATCGCGTGGTGGTTCCCGAAGCTCGAGGCGCGCTTTGACGTGCAGACGCTTCAGCGGACGTCGGATCATTCGTTCATGTTCATCGGCTACAGCAAGCCGCTCTTGCAGCGGCTAGACGGGACGCCTATCACTTGATTCGATGCTGCGTTGGCTACGACTCCCGCGAGTCGATTGCCTACCATGTACTAACGCAGAGCATTATCAATCGCACGACGTCGCCCGTCTCCATCACGCCGCTGACGCAACGGTCGCTCGGTGAGTTCGACGGCCAGCGCGACGGGACGAACCAATTCATTTATTCGCGGTTCCTGGTTCCTCAGCTCATGGACTACGAGGGCTGGGCGATCTACCTCGATAGCGACATGCTACTACGGGCGGACCTCGCCGAGCTGTGGGCGCTCAGAGACGAGTCGAAGGCCGTGATGGTGGTGAAGCACGACTACCAAACGAAGACCTTCACAAAGCTGATTGGAACGCCAATGGAAGCGCGGAATGAGCACTATCCGCGCAAGAATCAAAGCTCGCTCATGCTTTGGAATTGCGGCCATCGTAGCAATCATGCCCTGACATTAGCATTCGTCGCCGAGGCTGAGGGCCGAGTGCTGCATCGCTTTGAATGGCTAGGCGAGGACGAAATCGGGAGCCTGCCGACAGATTGGAATTGGCTAGTCGGGGAAATGCCGTTTAATCCAGCGGCCAAGCTCGCACATTTTACGCTGGGAATGCCTGGATTCAGTTATTACAAGAATTGCGATTACTCACCGGATTGGCGGGATGCGCTAGCTTCAGTTGAGCGAGCCGACGATTTAGCAATTGCCAGACGTTGGCACGGAATGCAGCGCTTCTGACTTTTCCAGAATTCGGAAGTCGGTAAGTATTTCTTGCAGGTATGGCACCACTTTGTGCCATTGGGCGCAGCGCGTAGACGGTAGCTGGCTCCGAGCCTGATATTTTCGCGCCGTTCGAGCACACGCAGATTGCCTATTTCGTAGTGGCCCTTTGGGTCAATGCGGTCAAGCGATGGCGTTAATCCTGGGTGCTTCGCCATCCATATTGTATATCGTGGCATAGCCCACGCGATGAATTCGTCGCGGCTCATGCGTACTTCGACTCCAGCATAGGAAGGCTGTTTTCGGACACGCTGATGCAGTGTGTTCCAAGTCCTTTTGACGCGCCTATAGGGATGCGCCTCGTAAGTCCGAAAGCACTCCTTGCAGAGTATGGATCTGCCAGTTGGACGGCCGGCATGTTTATAGAAATCGAGTGCCGGTAGCGTCTTCTGGCAATGCGGACAAGTTATTGATTGCATACTGTTACCAGTAGTTAAACTGGAGACAGTATAGCGGAGATTACCATCGCTATCATCACGGACTACCCGAGCCTGAACCAAGCGGTCAGCGACTATCTTGACCGGCCCGAGCTCGTGAACTTCGTGCCGAACTTCATCCAGAACTGCGAGGCGACGATCTACAAAGCGCTGCGCATTCGGGCGATGGAGAACGCACTCGACGTCACCGTTTCGAGCGGAGTCGCTGCTCTCCCGACAAGTCCAGCGTTCATCGAGTTGAAGTTTGCCTACGTGAACTCGTCTCCGGTCAAGCCGCTGCATCGGGTATTGCCCGAGCAAATCTACGAGCTATTCCCGAACCGCACCGTCTCGACGACGACGCCGGCCTATATCTCGACAGAGGGCGAGAACTTCATCTTCTCTCCGATGCCCACGAATGGCGTTGAGATCAAGGGCATCTATTACGGGCGTTTGGATCCACTTTCGGGCGTGAACAGCACGAACTGGTTCACGGACAACGCCCCGGATCTCTTGCTCTACGGCTCACTGCTCGAGGCCGAGCCCTTTCTAGGGGCTGACGGACGTATCCCGGTCTGGCAGACGTTCTATCAGCGCGCGTATGCCGCCACGGCGAGCGAGGAAAAGCGCCAGCAGTTCTCGGGTGGAAAGCTCGCGGTGCGCCGCACTAGCTGATGGCGCAGTACCTGGACCTCCTCTTCTCGGACTACGTACCCGACCGAGGCGGCGCCCCGTGGGCTGAAAATCCCGGCTATCTCGTCGACGCGGTGAACGTGAGGTTCACGCCGAACGGTTATCGGAGCACCTATCTCGATGCCGCGGCGACGACGAGCACGACCGCAGTGGGTGGTACGCCGATCGCGGCGCGGGCCTTCGCCGACGTCACGAACCCTCGTCACTACGTAGGCACTGCGACCAAAATCTACGAGAGCAGCGATTCCGGGGTTACGTGGAACGATAACGCGGGGGCGGCCTACACCGCTGCTGACTGGGATTTCGCAATGTTCAACACGACGGTGGTCGCCGTCGACGGTGTTGACGTGCCGCAAGCGAAAGACCTCGACGCGGCGGTGGGCAATAACTTCGCCGCCCTAGGAGGTACGCCCCCGACCGCCGCGCTCGTCGCGAGGATCCGAGACAGCCTGGTTCTCTCGGACTTGCTCGTCCTTCAGTGGAGCTCGATTGGCGATCCGACCGACTGGCCGACTCCAGGGAGCGCTACGGCGCTGGCCAGGCAGGCGGGCTCTTACACGCCCTCTAAAGAGTTCGGCATCGTCACGCGCATCGTAGGGGGCGAGAAGTTCGGCTTGATCTTCCAAGAGCGCGCGATCACGCGCATGACCTACGTCGGCGGGGATATCGTATTCACCTTCGACGTGTTCGCTCGAGGATTCGGCACCGGTTATCGACACTCGACGATCGTCATCGAGGGCTGGACGTATTTCCTGAACTCGACCGGCGTTTACCGCACGGACGGGTATCAGATTCAGTCGCTATCGCTTGGCAAGATCGACGACGCGCTGATCAATCGGCTACTGGCTCATCCTCGTGAGCCATCGTCGTCCTTTTACGACGGCGTCGCCTACGATTCTCGCGTGCAAACCGTCTATTGGCCGTTCGTGGGTACACACGACAGCGCGACTTACTTGCTCGGCTACAACATTCCGCTCGGGCAGTTCAAGCCAGTCAAGTTACAGGGATCGTTTCGCAACGGGACGCTGTACTCGATCAACGACGTCGTCAGCACCAACAGGGCGGTAATCCTTCCCTACTGCCTCGACGCGACGGACAAGCTGCGGCAGTTCTCGGACCTCACTGATATTCCGGTGACGATGCGGACGGGCTTTGTCGAGCTATCACCGGGAGCCATCACCGAGATCGCGGGCATCGAGGTCCTCGGTGCCTCTATGTCTCCAAATCCGACGATCTCCGTGCGCAGCGAGATCAACGCCGCGAACCTCACGCTCGCCGCTACCGACTATACGGCGGCTGTAGCGTCGGGATTTAGCGATTTATTCCGCGTGCGCAAGTCCGGGCGCTA